GTCAAATACTGCTTTAACTTATTTACATTTTCTTGTTTTGGTTTATACTTCATAATACCCATCCTTCAAAACTTGCATCTTTATCAGGATAAACGTCATCATTACTATTTGAATAATATTCGGGAAACTTTGAACTCGCATTAAAACTCATATAATCCACAAACCTATCTGTGTAATATTGTGCTGTATTTCTTTCTTTTTCTATTAAAAAATCAACTTCTTCTTTTGATACGTTTTCAGAGTTTTCTGAACTATGCTTATAAATGCCTTTATTTGCCACCGTATAAGCTGCAAAGGGTAAGTACTCAACCATTGCCCAATGTATCAGCATAGGCTTTATATGGTCGTTTACGAGTGCTAAATAGTCTCCTGCTAAACTACTTCCTTCTATATCAGCTTGAATCTTGTTGTAAAGGTCAGTACCTATGTAGTTTTGGATATGAATATCTTGTGCAATTTTAATATACTGAATAAATTTGTCTGTATCTACATTTCCATTCATAGCAGTAAATTTTACTACATCTTTTCTTGTTACGAATAACGCTTGTGCCATATCTTACTTATTTACGAATCCTTGATTAGGCATATCCTTTGGTCGCTTTGCAACTTTAGGGTCGTTAGTTTCGGGTTTAAAACCCTCTTTCTTTGCCTTGTTAACACTTATTTCTGCATTCGGGTTTGTAGCATCGGGCTGAACGTCTTTCGCCATATAGGTCTTACGCATCCAAAAATGATGACAAGCACCTCCACCTTTATAAAGTTTGTGTAGGTTTTTACTTAACCATATATTGTATGTATCTGCGCCATTTAAACCCCATCCTGCATTAACTGCTTTAGTTCCCATTTGTAGAATATCTTCTTTACGATATATCTTTTTAGCAGATACCATTTTTTTACAAAACTCTCTGCTGTTGGCTGAAACTTTTAAAGGTGCATACTGATAACGTACTTTAAACTTCATATCGTCTGCTTCACCATCTTGTTCACTTGTAGCGTTAGGTCTTGCAGTTCCTGTTGAAGCTAATCCAATCATTTTATCTAATGCTTCTTCTTGGTCATAATCTACTTCTCTTTCATCAACTAATACCCAATTATCTAAATCTTCATCTTCTCCAAACTCTTCAAGTAAGTCAAACATTTTATTGTCATCAAACTGTGCATTTAATTTAACCCCTGTTTCTTCTTCTCTTGCTTCGTCTGTTATTGCGTTGTCTGTTTCTATAAACGCTAAAGGTTGTAAAGTCTTAAAATAAAGTTTAAGAGATATACCATTAACCGCCAAAATATCGTCTATGCAGTCCGTTAATAAGTCTTGGTAGGGTTTGATAGTAATATTGTCAAAAAGTAGCGCAGCGGTCTTTATTTCGTCTGCATTAGAGCCTAAACCGTTGTTCTCAGTTCTAATTCCTAAAAGCAATGGACTTGTGACCCTGTGCGCAACTATTAGTTTAGCAGAACATTCGTTAGATAAATACTCATAGTGTTGTGGTGCATCGTTTAACGGAATGTCATCTACCGTTGTTTTAGATTCTGCATTGTTGTTAAATGCAATTATCACTTTCTCACCTCTCGCTCCTGTGAGTTTGTGCATTACATCGTTTTTAACTTGTATTTGCTTTTCCCTATCGGGTACACCGTTATTAAAGTTTACTACCTTAGTTCCACTAAAGCCATTTTGTACATCGTTAATTAAGTAGTCTGCTATTTCGCTTTCTAATTCTGCATAAGCCAAACCACCTTGATAATCTACAGGACAATAATAATCATATCCCGATACGTATTTCTTTACTATTTTAATTTCAGGCTCGTTTCCGTTACCAAAACCAAAAGCTGCTATGCGTTGAGGTTTATCACTACGCTTGACTTTTGCCCAATTATGGTGATAGTAGTATGCTTCCACATTTCCATCTTCGTTACATTTCTCTGCTCGTAGTGTTTGTCTTGGAAAATGTTCCGCTTTTACTACTTCTCCTTTTTTATATAAAACTTGAAATGAACCCTCACCCAATAATTTTAAATCAAGTACTACTTTCCTTAAACAACTATCAGAAACGATTGAACGCATTGCAGCGTACTCGTTAGGTTTTGAACTACTATTCAAAGCATCAAGACCTTTTCCGTAAATCATATTACTAATACCATTGATAATAGAATGATTTGTAGTAGAGTTGGTATAAAGTTCAATTAAATAAGAATAGTAATCATTATCGTCTCCGTACTCAACCCAATCACGGTTTTTGTCCTCGCTTATTTTAGGTCTGTTGTAAGAAGCTAAATTAACTATGTGTAAATTATCCATTAGAATGTAATAAATTCGTTATCTGTATCGTTTGCAATGTATGCACCACTATTGATAGTGTAATCTGTTAAATCGGCTTGGTTAGTACAAAAGATTTTATCCTTGTGTATTACTTCACTACCTTCTTTAATAGTTAGCGTATAGCTTACATCTTCTTTTAAATCAAACACCGCTGTGTAAGTATTATAATACAGTTGCTCTGTTATAGATGTAGTATCTACGTTATGTACTTCCGTATTTGTAGTTTCGTTTACTATGGTTACATTATAACTATCTCCACTTGTAAACTTTCGTGGTATTAAATTAATAGTTTGTGCTGATGCACTTTGTTCTAATACAATCATATTAATACAATAAAAAAACTTTGAATTTGTTATAATAAAAAAGGGTAACATTTCTGCTACCCTCTTCAATCAAATGAAACTCGGTTTAAGAGTTTGTTCCTTCTGTAACTGTTACAGTTGCACTTGCCATCCCTGCGTATGGGTCGGCTGAAGTTGGACTTGATACAAAGTTAGCAGGTTTTAATTCAGATGCAGATAGCGTAATTGAGTACCCGCTTAATTCTGACATACTTGACCCCGTAGCTATACTTCCGCCACTTACTTCAGCACCGTGTTCAAGACCCATAACGAATACATTTCCGTTATAATCTTCAACTGCTACGTGAGGTCTGCCAAATGCTAATAGCTTTAATTCTTTGTTATCCTCCTTAGACAATTTTTTTAGTGTAAGGTTTAAAGTTTGCTCAAAGAAAGTCGTTCCGTTTTCTCTTGAAGAAGTAATAGCTTGTTCAAAGCTACTATTTCCTTTTAGTTCATATTTGTATGCGGTGAAAGTACCATCCATATCAGTAATTTCGTCATCTGTTTGCGTTACTGCACCGAAATCTCCAAAATCAGTAAAGTAAACAGCTTTCAGACCCCCAACTACATCTTTGCAAGGTTCTTTTCTACCACGTGTTAAATCACAAGCCATATTTTATGTATTAAAAAAGGGTGAGCAGGAATATACCTTACCCACCCTCTTTAGTTAGTTTATCTTTTTATTAGATTCCGTAAGAAACAATGTCCTCTACGATACCATACTGTACACCTGCGGTAAACCTCATCACGACTCTTACGTTTTGAGAACCATCAATGTCAGCCATATCAATTACTTTTACTTCGTTTTGGTCAGACAATAGTCCTGTACCGAAGTAGATGTTTGATTTTTCAGCAGCGATTGCTGTGTTGTCAGCTAATCCGTTTGCAACAAACAATTTAACTCCGTCAAAAGTTAAACTTCCGTTGTTCCACCATTGAGTACCCATAGCGTTTGTACCATTAGCACCTAATCCTGATGTTCCAAATCCTCCTAATGCTCTAACGTATGCACGAGCAATGTTTTGTGAAACGTAAAGGTTTAAATCTTCACTTCCGTAAACAGTTGATGGAACAGCATCTACGATAGAACCAAGTTGTGCAATTACGTTTGCTGCATCAACAGTAGTTCCTGCAATTTTGTTTCCTCCTGTGTGTGCAGTGTCTGCATCCAATAGAGTAGTTAACCCATCAAATTGTCCGCTTGTTGCAGTTGAACCTTCCCAAATAGAGGTTTCAGTTCTTTGTGCTACCTTAGCAGCAACGTGAGAAATCAAGAAATCACTAAAAGATGAAGGTAAGCTATCGTGGGCAGAATAACCCATTGAAATAGCTTCCCAATCATTTTGGAAATCTGCTTTACAAAGTTGTAAGTTCACTTGCTGATATTCAGGTTGTAATACTCTTTCGTCAAGTGTAAGAGTAGAAGTCGCTGTAAAATCACAAGACGCATCTTTTACGATGTCATCAGTAGATACGGTTTTAATAACCTCTTTAAATTTAATGTTAGGCTTTACTGTAATCCCTCCATTTTCGATTGTTGAACCACTTAAAAGTGCAGCAGAAATATATTGTCCTGCAAATTCACCTGCATAAGTAGTTGTAATACTTGTAGTAGTTGGCATAATTTATTTATT